CAACTCCAGGTCAAATAGAAAATTTAAAAAAATTATGCGAGTCTATCTTACAACCAATTCGCAATCACTACGATGCACCTGTCATTGTATCATCAGGATATAGGTCACCAGAATTATGTATTGCAATCGGAAGTTCGATTAATTCACAACATGCAAAAGGTCAGGCCGCAGATTTACAAGTCTCTGGCATTGATAATGAGAAGCTAGCAACCTACATAAAAAACAATCTTGACTTCGACCAGCTGATCCTTGAATTTTATAAAAAAGAAGAAGGACCACATTCCGGATGGATTCATGTTTCGTATGTGGGTAAAGAGAATCGTAAAGAATCCTTAACTGCTACAAGAAGTGAGACAACAGGAAAGACGGTATATTCACCATGGTAATATCTAGATCCCAAATGACACGACAAATAGATCCATCATTTCAGAAGGTTAAACGTGTTAAAAAGAAAAAATCCAAAAGCAAAAAATCTAAGAGATAGACGATACTCTCAGAGAGTGGTACAATCAGGTAAGTTGTACAACCGCAAAAAGGAGAGAATTGTCACTCTCAAAGCGGCCGCTACAGAGGAGGAAAAATGACAAAATTATGTGCGCGTGGCAAAGCAGCTGCGAAAAGAAAATTCGCTGTTTATCCGTCAGCATATGCCAACGCATATGCCAGTAAGATTTGTGCGGGTAAAATAAAAGATCCTTCAGGTAAGAAGAAAAAAGATTGGGGCCCTAAAAAAGCTAGACTTGGGGCAATGATTAAAATTGGTAAAGATTTATTAAAGAAAAAAAAAAAAAAAAAAGGTAATAAGACTGGGCCTAATATGGCAGCGTCAAAAACACCGATAACAAAAGATGTTAATGTAAATAAAACAGGATCTTCTTCTTTAAGTGGTAATGAATTAAAAATAAGAGGTAAAAAAGCTAATTACGTAGTTAATAGAGACTCGAAAGAATTAAAAGAAATACCAGTCAATAAGTCTAAAAGAAAATATAAGAAAGGTGGGTTAAATAAATGGTTCAAGGAAAAGTGGGTAGATATATCATCGAAAAAACCTGGTGGAGGTTATCGCGAGTGTGGGAGAAAATCCGCAAGCCGTTCAAAACGAGGTTACCCAAAATGTGTACCTGCAGCAAAAGCTGCATCAATGACAAAGGGACAAATACGTTCTGCGGTTGCAAGAAAACGATCCACCCCAAATACTGGCCCTAAACCGACTAATGTTAAAACTATAATCAAAAAAAGCACAGGCGGTTTCATCGGATCATACTATAAAGGAATGATTTAATGGCGACTTCAGGAACTACATCATTTGATTTAAGCATAGATGAAATTATTCAAGAAGCATACAACAGATGTGGTGTAAGAACTAATTCTGGTTATGATTTGAAAAGAGCAAGAAGAAATTTAAATATTTTATTTGCTGAATGGGGTAATAGAGGAGTGCATCTATGGAAAGTTGAATTACAAGAAGCAGCATTAGTTGCAGGGACTGCTGAATATACAACTGCCTCTTCGACTAATGATGTATTAGAAGCATACATTTCAACTTCATCAATCGCTGATGAATCAGCGTCAACTCAAGATGTAGCAATATCGAAAATTGATAGATCTGCTTATGCTGCTTTACCTAATAAATTAAATCAAGGTCAGCCTTCTCAGTATTATGTAGATAGGCAAACAACACCTAAAATTTATTTATATCAAGCTCCAGACGCAACTACATATACTTACTTAAAATATTATGCGATTAAAAGAATAGAAGATTCTGGTTCATACACGAATGAAGCAGATGTTGTTTTTAGATTTATTCCATGTATGATTGCAGGTCTAGCATATTATTTATCATTTCTTGCTAATCCTCAAATGACACAAGGTTTAAAACTTGCATATGAAGATGAATTAGGAAGAGCTTTAGACCAAGATGGTGGAAGAACTTCATTATATATTTCACCTCAAACTTACTTTGGAGATGGTGTCTAATGAGTGGATTTGCAAACGGTAAAAATTCAAAAGCAATATCAGATAGATCAGGCATGGAATTTCCTTACCAAGAAATGGTAAAAGAGTGGAATGGCTCATTAGTGCATATTTCTGAGTTTGAACCAAAACATCCACAAATTAGAAGAAAAAAAGTGCAGGCAGATAAAATTGCATTACAAAACACAAGGCCTCAAGATTTTACTTTAAAGTCAGGTGGTGAAAGATTTACAACAATTGACCTAACATTACCTGGTGTATTTGCATTTGAATCAAACGGTATGCAGCCATTAGATGGTGAAGCACAAAACAGATCAAGACAAGTAATTTCAAGAGCAGGTCAAGTAACAATAGGAATATCATAATGGCTATAACATATTCAGATTTTTTAACACAGGTTAGAGACTACACAGAAGTTGATAGCAATGTATTAAGTGATCCTAAAATAGATCAATTTATTAGAAATGTTGAATTAGATGTTGCAGGAAAAGTTGATTATGATGACCTTAGAGCATACTCAACTTCGAATTTTATATCAGGGCAAAGGTTTATAAATATGCCTGATACAATTGTAATTAGATCTGTACAAGTATTTAATTCTACAGACCAAACTGGTGATAGAAGTTTTTTAGAAAAAAGAGACACAAGTTTTATGGCTGAATTTAATAATGATGGTGCGCAAGGATTACCAAAATATTTTGCAAATTGGGACGAAAACACAATCGTGGTAGCTCCGACTCCCGATAACACATATGCTGTTCAAGTTAATTATGTGATTGATCCTCCTCATTTTACAGATTCAAATACAACTTTTTTATCAAGATTCCAAGACGCTTTACTTTTATATGGCGTTTTAACGGAGTGTTTTTCATATCTGAAAGGCCCTATGGATATGTACAACTTATACAAAAGCAAGTATGATACATCTGTACAAGCTTTTGCTCTTCAACAAATGGGGAGAAGAAGAAGGGGTGAATATGATGAAGGAGTACCTAGAGTAAAGGTTGCTTCTCCATCGCCGTAAATTTAGGAGGAAAAAATGGCAATTACAACTAACGCAATATGTAATTCTTTTAAAGAAGAATTATTAAAAGGTGAACATGATTTTACAGTCTCAACTGGAGATGTATTTAAATTAGCTTTATATGACAACACGGCAACTATTGGTGACGATACAACTGCTTATCCTGGCGACAGCACAGGGGGTCAAGTATCTGACACAGGTCAATATGTACAAGGCGGTGGCGCATTGGTTAATGCATTAGTTTCAGTTAATGGAACAACTGCATTTGTTGATTTTGATGATTTATCGTTCACAGGAGTTACTTTAACTGCAAGAGGAGCATTGATTTATAATACATCAAACTCTGACACTGCAGTTGCAGTATTAGACTTCGGAGGTGACAAAACAGCAACAGCAGGAACTTTCACTATACAGTTCCCTAATGCTAACGACACACAAGCTATTATAAGAATATCGTAATTAAAACATAGGAGGTCAAGTGTTTCGGAAGTCTAGAATCAACACTTGGCCTTACCTAAAAAGAGGCTAAAGATGACTCAAATTACAGGATGGGGTAGAGAAACTTGGGGCAGCGCAGCTTGGGATGAATCAGTTCCAGTTGAGCTTACAGGTATTTCTCTTCAATCATCTATAGGTATTTCTGAAGGTAAGGAAATCACAGTTATCTCTCCAGCTGGATTTAGTTTATCTGCTAATTTAAATAATGTAATTACTGAGGCAGATGCAAATGTTGTTTTAAATCAAAGTTTAAGTTTAAGTATTAATTTAGGAAATGAAGAATCTTTCACGGATGTTACTATATCGTTAAATGGTTTTTCTTTAACAGCTGGAACAATAACTCCTGTAATAACAGCATGGCAAATCGTAAATAAAGGTTCTAAATCGACTTGGACTCCAGTTGATCTTGCAGCTTAATGCAAGTAAACTAGGGATATGGCATTAATTATAAACGATAGAGTAAAAGAAACCAGCACTTCAACTGGTACAGGCACGATTAATTTAGCGGGCGCTGAAGAAGGTTTTGAAAGTTTTGTTTCAGGCGTAGGTGATACAAACACTACGTATTATGCTATCGCTATTGACGATGAGTGGGAAATAGGAATAGGAACTGTAACGTCAGGAACTCCAGATACTCTTTCAAGAGATACTGTTATCACATCATCTAACAGTGATGCATTAGTAAATTTTTCAGCAGGTAATAAAGATGTATTTTGTACAATTCCCGCATCAAGAACCATGTCGCCTGGAATGGTAGCAAATGATTTTGTTATTAATCAATCATCTACAATTTCTAAGGATCAAACATTTGATTCAGGAGTATTAGCAGGGCCTGTAACAATTACAGGTACACAAACAATATCAGGAACATTGGTAGTAGTGTAATGAGTGAATTAAAAGTTGATAAAGTAAGTTCGAGAACAGGAGGGTATCTTGCTCTTAATACCCTTAGTCATAAAAACATAATTATAAATGGAGACATGTCGGTCGCCCAAAGAGGGACTTCTGAATCTTCGGTATCTAGTATTAATGGATATAATACAGTGGATAGAATGATTTTAAGAGTAAATGGAATAGGTACTTGGACAATGTCGCAAGATACAGATACTCCAACTGGTCAAGGTTTTGCAAATTCATTTAAAATGGATTGTACCGCTGCAACAGCATCACCTACAGCTGGTGCGACTTTAATGTTTAGACAAAGAATTGAAGGTCAGAATTTACAATATTTAAAAAAAGGTACATCAACCGCTGAAAGTGTTACTTTATCTTTTTGGGTAAAATCAAATAAAACTGGAACATACACTGCTGAAATTGTTGATGTAGACAATAACAGATCAATTTCAAAAACATATACAATAGATAGTGCTTCAACTTGGGAAAAGAAAACGATTACTTTTGCTGGAGATACAACAGGAACTTTAGATAATGATAATGCGTATAGTTTTGAATTAGTTTTATGGTTAGGTGCTGGAAGTGATTTTACTTCAGGAACTTTGAATACTTCTTGGAATACTGTAGTAAATGCGAATAGAGTTTCATCATCACAAGTCAATCTTGCAGACAACACAGCTAACGATTGGGCCATGACTGGTGTTCAATTAGAGGCAAATACCACAGCCACTAGCTATAATTTTGAGCCTTTCGATGTGAATTTAGCTAGGTGCCAAAGATATTTTCAAAAAAGTTATAATACAACAGTTGATCCTGGTACTTCAACTAATACAGGTATGACTTCTACGGCTAGAATTCAAAATACTGTATCAAATAGACCTGTTAATGTTCATTTTAGACCTATAATGAGAACAACACCGACTGTTACAGTATATTCTCTTGTTGGCACGCAAGGTTCTGTTTCTGATACAGGAACATCTGCTGGTACTCACTCTAGAGATGAAGCTGTGAATGTTTCTCAAGTTGGTGCTTCAGGAATGGCTTACTTAACAGGTGTAGGTGGTTTAACAGCTGGTGATGGAATGTGTTTTCATTATACAGCAGACGCGGAGTTATAATTATGATTAGTACAGTAGAAAAAGTATATGTAGACGGAAACTTTGATAATATTTACAGAGTTACATTTTCAAGTGGTAGAATATCCAATGTACCACTTGAACCAGAAAACACAGACTACCAGGCAATTCTTGACTGGGTAGCAGCAGGTAACACGATTACTGATCCAGGAGAAGAATAATGACATCAATTATAAAAGTAGACCAAATTCAAGATTCAGGAGGAAACACAGTTATTACCTCTGATGGATCTGGTAATTTAACAGCAGGAACATTTTCCAATATTACTAAAGGAGCTATAATACAAGTCG